AGCGTGGAGGTCCTGCTGCAACGCCTCCACGAGGAGCTTGGTGAGTTCATCGCCGGCGGCGTCCGCAACGGTTGGCACCATCCGAGTACGGAGTTCGAGGCGGCCGACGTGGCGAACTTCCTGATGATGATCATTGACCCGGGCAGGAAAGGCGCGTGAGGTGATCCATGCGAATCAGAGACTTGCAGTTGAGCGTTTTTCAGACCGCTTCCGTCCGTGGTTTTCATGAAGGCGAGCCCAATATCTGGACTTGCCTCGGCAACATTCACGGCGAAGTCAGCGAGGCATGGGAGGAGGCCCGCAAGCCGGACTTTGATCCCAAGCGCACGTATTACCGGAAGGACGGCAAGCCGGAGGGTCTGCCGGCGGAACTCGCGGACATCGTGATTCGCGCGCTCGACACGGCACAGTCGTTGGGCATCGACATGGAAAAGGCCATCGCCGAGAAGGAGAAGTACAACCAGACTCGCCCCTATCGACACGGCAACAAGAGATGTTGACGGTGATGCCATGATCCCATGGTAGGATAATGCCATGATCGAAGCCCTGAAGATCTACGACCCGGACCGCGAGTGCCCCAAGTGCGGCAACCAAGAGGTCCGCGTCCAGCACAGGAAGGGTGACGAGGAAGACGCAATTTCTCCCGTCCAGCACATGGAGCGAAGCTGCCTGCGTTGCGGCTACCAGTGGGCCGAGCTTCCGCTGGACTCGCCTGTCGAGGTCATCACGGATGACGGAGACTGACATCTTCGTGATCGCCATTCTCGGGGCCGGACTGTTCGCCGGCCTCGTTTACCTGTGGTCGTTTCGAAAGCCCCGGAGGCGTAGATGACTCCTGAGGAGAGACTGGACCGGCTGGAACTCCAGCACGGCAACATGAGCGTGAACCTCGAGAACTTCGCCACCGCGCTCAAGCGGCTGACGGCGCAGTACATCAAGGTTCTCAACCGCGTGGTGGAGCTGGAGAAGCAGCAGCGGAAGTACAAGATGATCGACGGGCACCTCAAGGAGAAGCCGCCCGAGGACTTGGGGAAGCAGTTCGGCAAGGGCAAGAAGAAGAAAAAGTGACCTGGCCTTGGAGAGGGACATGGCCGAGTTGACCGAGGCGGACATCATCCGAATCTGGCGGGAAGACCCCGTCCAGTTCGTCCGCGACAACTTCAAGAAGCCCAACGGGGAACCGATCGAACCCGACGCTTGGCAGACGGAGATCCTGCGCGCCTTCCCCAAGAATCAGCAGCTTGCCATGAAGGCCTGCAAGGGGCCGGGGAAGACGTGCGTGTTGGCGTGGCTCATCTGGAACTTCCTCGGCACCCGCCCGGACGCTCAGGTCCTCTGCACGTCGGTGACGGAGGACAACCTGAGGGACGGCCTCTGGAAGGAACTCGCCAAGTGGCAGGACACGTCGCCGTACCTCATGCAGACGTTCGAGTGGAAACAGACGCGCATCAAATCGAAGACCCGGCCCAAGCACTGGTGGTGCTCCGCGCGCACGTGGACGGAGAAGGCGGACAAGACGAAGCAGGCCGCGGCGCTCTCCGGCTTCCACGCGGACTACGGGCTCTTCGTCCTGGACGAGGCCTCCACGATTCCCACCGCCGTCATGGCCACGGCCGAGGCCGCGCTCGCCACCGGCACGGAGGTGAAGATCGTCATCGCGGGGAACCCTGAGCTTCTCTCCGGTCCCCTCTACGACGCCTGCTTCACGGAGCGCGAGGACTGGTTCGTCGTGGAGATCACGGGAGACCCTGACGACCCGAAGCGTTCCCCGCGCATCGACGAGAAGTGGGCGCGCAAGCAGATCAAGAAGTACGGGCGCGACAACCCGATCGTCATGGTGAACGTGCTGGGGCAGTTCCCCAAGGCTTCGCTGACGGCGCTCCTCTCGCCCGATCAGGTGCGCGAGGCGATGGCGCGGGACCTCAAGCCCGAGCAGTACAGCTTCCAGGAAAAGAAGATGGGGATCGACGTCGCCCGGTTCGGGAAGGACTACAACGTGCTGCAGATGCGGCAGGGCCTCGCCGCGTTCCCGCCGGTCGACATGCTCAATGCGCGGACGAAGGTGATTGCTGGCCGCGCGATGACCGATGGGAAGAAGGCGGGCGTGAGTCAGTACTACGTCGATGCCACGGGCGGCTACGGTGCCGGCGTCGAGGACGCCATGCTGGAGCACGTCAGCGTCATCGGCGTCTACTTCAACGGGGAGGCCGACGACGGCCAGTACTACAACAAGCGGGCGGAGATGTACTGGCGTGTCAAGGAGTGGGTCGAGCGCGGCGGCGCGTTGCCTCCCCACGATCAGCTGAAGCGCGAGCTGTCCGACATCAAGTACTCCTTCCAGCGCGACAAGATCAGGATCGAGGAGAAGGAGCAGATCCGCCAGCGTCTCGGCTGGTCGCCTGACTTCGCGGACGCCTTGGCTCTCACGTTCTACCACGAGGATTCGGCCGCGAAGACTCCCGAGGAGCAGCTTCTTGAGGATGTCCAGGGGGGCAACCACGAGAGCGAATACGACCCTCTTGAGGAAAACCGTTGACGCGGCGGGAGTTTGGGGACATACTTCTTGGAGGAAGGGGGATTGTTCTTGGAATCCGCCGTAGAGACCCGCGTGGTTTTCGCCGAGGAAACAGTCTCCGAAGCCAAGGAAGACATCAAGCGTCTCATGCACGGCCACTGGGCCGAGATCGCGCACTACAAGGACATCCCCCTCGAACCGGACTACGAGACGTACGAGAAGATCGAAGTCTTCAAAAAGCTCCGCGTCTTCACGATTCGCAAGGACGCCGAGCTCATCGGCTACGCCATCTTCTTCCTGAACCCCGCCCCACACTACGTCAGCTCCATGCAGGCGATTCAGGACGTTCTCTACCTGCACCCCGACTATCGGCGTGGCGGAACGGGCGGAAGGTTCATCAAGTGGTGCGATGCGCAGCTGAAGCTCGCCAACGTGCAGGTCGTCATGCACCACGTCAAGGCCGCCCACAACTTCGGTCCTCTGCTCGAACGGATGGGCTATGAGTTGACGGACCATCTCTACGCGAAGAGGTTGGACAAATGGGAGTAGTTGCGCCGATCGTCGGGCTCGTCATCAGCGCCACCGCGACTGGGGCTTCGGTCGCGCAGGGCGTCTCAGCCGAGCGTCGTGGCCGCAGGACACGACGGGAGGCGGAAGCGGCGCAGGGCCGCATTACCGCGGAAGCCTTCCGCCAGGAGAGCGAGGCGCAGAGAGAAGCGGGCCGAATCGCGGCCCGTCGCGCGCAGGCAGTTCGCCGCACGGGCGCGGCGGCCGGCGGGGGACGCCGTAGCACCATCGTGACCGGACCTCTCGGGATCCCGCCCACGGGCCAGGAGGCGGGGGGCAAGCAGCTCTTGGGACTCTGACATGGTGATCAACCGCGCAGACCTGATCGAAATGGGGAACATCCGGGACCGCCGGACGTTCTACGACAACCAGCTCGCCGTGATGCAGAACGAGCGTTTCTCGTTCGAGTCCCACTGGCAGAACCTCAACGACTACATCCTGTCCCGCCGCATCCGCTTCTTCGTCGAAGACGTGAACCGGGGAGAGCGCAGGAACCTCAACATCATCGACGGCACCGGGACACGCGCAGCCGGGAACCTCGCCGCCGGCATGATGGGGGGCCTCACCTCCCCGGCGCGCATCTGGTGGCGCCTCATGACGCCCTTCCCCGAGCTCAACGAGCAGCAGGACGTCAAGGAGTGGCTGCAGACGGTGACGCGGCGCATGGCGCAGGTCTTCGCGAAGTCGAACATCTACAACGCGCTGCCGATCATGTACAAGGAGATGTCCACCTTCGCCACGTCGGCGATGCTGATCGAAGAGGACCTCGAGCACACCATTCGCGCCTACCCGCTGCCGATCGGCTCCTACTACATCAGCAACAACGAGCGGCTCAAGGTGGACTGGTTCATGCGGGAATTCCGCATGACCGTGCGCCAGCTGATCGAAAAGTTTGGGGAGCGGGACGCGGACGGAAACGTCATCTGGGACAACTTCTCCGACAAGGTGCGGCGTGAGTGGGAGCAGAAGCGTCCCGACACGTGGATCGACGTCGTCCACGTCATCCACCCCAACTGGTACTACAACGAGAAAAAGATCGGCGCTCGCGGCAAGAAGTTCCTGAGCGTTTACTACGAGCGCGGCACGGCGCAGGAGAAGTCACACACCTCCGCCTCCATCAACGACACCTCGTTCCTTCGTGAGCGCGGCTACGATTTCTTCCCCGTCCTGGTCGGCCGCTGGGAAACCACGGGCGAGGACGCCTACGGAACCGAGTGTCCCGGCATGTCGGCCCTCGGCGACATCAAGGAACTTCAGCACGATCGCAAGAAGCTGATGCAGGCGATCGACAAGGTGGTCTCCCCGCCCACGAAGGCTCCCAGCCACTACCGCAAGATCAAGACCTCCGTGCTCCCGGGCGCCGTGACGTACGGCGACCAGAGGCATGGGTCCAACGGCTTCGAGGCCGTGTACCAGATCGACCCTCGCTTCAACGAGATGCACCAGATCATCCAGGAACTCCGGCAGATGATCAAGGACGCCTACTTCGAGCGTCTCTTCCTGCTGTTGGCGTTCACGGACCGCCGCGAGATGACCGCCACGGAGGTGCAGGAGAAGATCCGCGAGAAGATGGTGATTCTGGGGCCCGTCATCGAAGGGATTTCCCAGGACATCCTCGACCCGCTCATCGACATCACGTTCAACTTCATGCGCCGGCAGGGCCTCATCCCGCCGCCCCCCGAAATCCTTCAGGGCATGGAGCTTCGCATCGAGTACATCTCCATCATGGCCCAGGCGCAGAAGGCGGCCGGTCTTTCGAGTCTCGACCGCTTCGGCTTCTTCATCGGGAACGTGGCGCAGTACGCGCCGGAGGTTCTCGACAAGGTCAACGCCGACCAGTACGTGGACGAATACGCCGACACGCTGGGAATCCCGGTAGGGATCGTCTATCCCGACGATGTCGTGGCGGAGATCCGGGAGGCGCGCGCGGCTGCGGAGGCTCGGCAGCAGATGACCGAACGCCTCGCGCAGGCGGCCAGCGCCGCCAAGGATCTGGGCGCGGCACCCACCACGGGCAACAACGCCTTGGCTGATCTCATCAACGCCTCGCGTGCGGGCGAGGCAGTCCCACCTCCAGCTGAGGGTGCTGCGTGAAGAAGCGCGATGCGCTCGTAGACAACGCCGCCGATGCCCGCCAGGTCAGAGAGGGCGGCAAGAAGCAACGGCTCCAGGAGCAGCGTCACCTCGCCGATGTCCGAAAGGTTCTCCATCTCGAAGAGGGGCAGCGTCTTCTCTGGGGCTACATGGAGGCATGCCAGGTTTTCGGAGACATCGACGGACCGCCGAACTATGTGGCTCGGCAGCTGGGCCGTCGTTCTGTCGGGCTGGAGATCCTTCTGGACATCATCGAAGCGGCGCCGGAGGTGCTCGTGAAGCTCCAAAGCGAGAATCTCGCGCGCGAGAACAGCGAGAAGCTGAGCGCCGAAAAGGCGGAGGAGCAGCTGGAAGAGAGGGTCGCGGAGGCCGAAGAGGAAGTCGGCCACGACACCGAATAAAATTTTGTTGTTGACATGCCCGCGTCGGGCGTTATTATTCCCTACGAGAGAGGTGATTTGTGGCCGAAGAGCCCGAAACCAAACCGACCGGTGGAGATGGGGGTCAGGACCCGAACCAGGATCCCAGCAAACAGCCTGCGGACCAGAAGCCTCCGCAGGACGCCAAGCCGGAAGGCAAGGGCAAGGAAGGCGACAAGCCACCGGACGGCGGAGGCGACAAGCCACCCAAGAAGGACGATGACACCGTCGTCCTCGGAAAGCCCAAGGGCGAAGCCAAGCCCGCGGACAAGAAGGTTCCCGAAAAGTACGAAATCAAACTGCCCGAGCACTCGCAACTGTCCCAGCAGCTTCTAGAGAAAACCGCCGCCGATGCGCGGGAACGGGGACTCTCGAATGCCGAAGCGCAAGATCTGCTGAACGAGAGAAGCGGTGCTGTGTCGGCCTACATCAACGAGGCGAATGCCGCGATGTCCGGCTGGTTGGAGCAGGCGAAGGCGGATGAGGAGATAGGGGGCGACAACTTCGAGAAGTCGGTTCACCTCGGGAACCAGGCCCTCGAAAAGTTCGCGAGCCCGGAGCTCCAGGAGCTTCTCCACACCTCCAAGCTCGGCAACCACCCGGAGGTCATCCGGTTCATGCGCAAGATCGGCGAGGCCATGGCAGACGACACCATCGTCAAGGCCCCGGCTGGTGGTCAGCCGGTGAAGCAGAAGACGAATTCGACGCCGGCGAAGCGGATGTTTCCGAACACGAAACCGAAGCCGGCTACCAAAACCTGAGAAGGAGATGAGACATGGCCACTCTCGGCGCCAACGTCCTCACTCTGACCGATTGGGCGAAGCGAGTTGACCCCAACGGCCAGATCGCGGACATCATCGAAATCCTCGACCAGTCCAACGAGCTCCTCGCGGACATGGGCTGGATCATGGGCAACCTGCCCACCGGGCACCGCACCACGATCCGCACGGGCCTCCCGGCGGTCTACTGGCGGCGCCTGAACCAGGGCATTCCGCCCAGCAAGTCCACGACCGCGCAGGTGGACGACCAGTGCGGCTCGCTGGAGAAGTTCAGCGAGGTGGACTCGGCCCTGGTCAAGATGAACGACGACCAGGAAGCGTTCCGTCTCTCCGAAGCCTTCGCCGACCTCGAGGCGCTGGCGCAGGAGATGGCCGGCACGCTCTTCTACGGGAATCACTCGCTGAATCCCGAGGAGTTCAACGGTCTTTCCCCCCGCTACTCCGACCTCGCGGCCAACAACGCGCAGAACATCATCGACGCCGGCGGGACCGGCTCGGACAACTGCTCGGTCTGGCTGATCGGCTGGAGTGAGCGGACGATCACCGGCATCTTCCCCAAGGGGTCGCAGGCCGGGATCGAGCACCAGGACCTCG